TGCCAATCTGGGTGCCACCGGCCAACATGTCGCCGTGCTGCTCCTCGGCCAGAGACGCAAGCGGAATCGGCAGGTCGCCCCACTCCAGCGCACCTGCGACGATGAGCCTGCCGTCTCCGGTCTCCTCGCCCTCGATCGCCACACGGCCTCGCCATGGAATCAACATGATGGGACTCCTCTCGCTCGCATAAGTCTAAGCACCTGCACCGGCGGGAACGAGTCTCGCGACCACATCGCACGAGCACCCTGCGTGATCCCCGGGTATAAAATACGCGGTCTCGGGCCACCCTGCGGCGTTGGTCAGGACCGGATCGTCGAAGTTGACGAACTCGACCCCATCGAGCGCCACGTGCGGCTCGAACGATGTCTTGCGCGAGGCGGGCCCGTAGACCCACTGATAGCCCTCGACGCCGGCCCCTGCGTCGAGCATGGCGCCCATGAGCAGCTCGCCGGTTGCGATCCCTCCCAGTGGCGTGGTCCCGAGATTGGACAGGGCCACCCATGCGCTCGAGCCCGACGTGGTCAGCCCTGTCGCTCCACCCGCTCGAGCCATGGCCTGGCGGATGAGTGCCGTCGGCACCGTGGTGCCCAGGGATTCGCCTGCCACGGGGATGAGGTCCGGGCCGAACAGCGTGGCCATGGCCTCGACATCGAGAGCGTCACGCATCCATGCCCACGCCTCGGCGAGGTTCTCTGCCTGGCGCAGCTTCAACACCTCACGCTCCGCCGCGCTGAACCCCGAGGCGACCACGCTGGCGATGTCGATGGCCTGGGCCTGCGCGCCTGCCCCCCATGCCATGAACCGCTCCTCCAGGAGATCCCACGCACCGGCGAGCGGATCCGTCTCGCCGAGGATGGCCGCCACCAACGTCTCGCCGAGTTGGGCGAACCCTCGCTGAGGGGCGATGCCACGCAGTGCCCCGGCAGCCTCGGTGCCGTTGGCCTTGGACCTGAGCCGGTTGCCCGCTCGGGTCAACGCGCTCGACATGGCGGAGTCTGCAGCGCCGATGAGCCGGGCCCGGAGATCGGCATCGATGACATGCAACTCCCTGCCGTAGTCCCTCGATCGAGGACGGCGAGCGGCGGCAGTGACCGATCCGGCAGCGGAGGCCGCATCGGGCCCCTCTGGAATCACGATGGGCTCGCCGATTCCACCTTGAGCAAGCGCAGCAGCGGTGATGCGCTCGCTCAACTGGCCGCGCTTGAGCACCGATCGTGCGAGCATCTCGATCGGATCCGGCGCATCGGCCTCAGAGTAGCCGTTGACCCGGCGGTAGGCCTCGGTGCTGATGGCGAGCGAGTCAAGCGCCTTGTCCGAGCCCGCAGCGAGGTCCGGGCTCGACATGAGAGCGGATGGGTCGTACCAGACGAACATCACCGCCGCCCACTCGGGCCCGATAGCGGGGTTCGCTGCCATCTGGTGGACGAGGAATGCAGCGGTCAGCCCATGAACAGCGATCTCCGCACTCGGTTGCAGGTAGTCGTTGAACTCGTCCTCGTCGACCTGGGTCGCATTGGCAAACGTCGTCTCGGCGAGGCCCATGACCTTCTCGACCGGCATGTTGAGCCCCCGCGCGATGCGAGCGATGCGAGCGCTGATGCGCTCCTCGATGCCCGCTCCTGTGTCACGGGCGAAGTCGATGCGGCGCAGGACGTCTGGCTTGAGGTACTCGGCCGGGCCCCTGATCAGCATGGGCATCACGGATGCCGCCGATGTGGGATCGGTGATCGGGTCAGTGAGCGCCGCGGTGAGCGCATCCATGAACGGGTCCTCGTCTGCCTCCCCACCGTCCTCGCTCCACGACGCAGACACCGGCCCGAAGCTCAGCTCGTTGGGAATCGTGAATGCTCCCGCACTCTGTCGGGAGTTGGCCTCGGCGAGCACCTGCGCCGAGAGCACCTGGAGCGCCTGGCAGTCTGCCCGCAGTGCCTTGAGCGGCGAGTCGGCGAGGTCGTAGAACTCTGGATGCGGTAGCCAGATCCGATCGATCGAGTCCAGTTCCTCGTCCATCGGTGTGCCCTTGGTGTCGTTGGGGCTGCTCTTGATGCTCCACTTCGAGCCTTGGTGGGTGACCTCGGAGACCGAGTGGATTCGCCACTCCTCCGGCTGAATCGTCTGGATGATGGAGCCATCGGTGCCCTTGGCCTCGATGATGCGCTCTCCTCTGCCCACCAACCACGCCTCGCCGGCCACCTCGAGGTTCATGTCGAGTTGTCGCAGGATCTCGCCTGCTCCGCCGAAGCGAGAATGCAGACGCCCAAGCTCAGCAGTCGCTGTCGCCGCCACCGATGCAGGAACGCCCGATTCTGGGTCGAGCACGGGAATCGGCTCGCCACCAGGCTCGGGGTTGGCCACTGCGACAAACAGACGCAGTCGTCCCATCTGATTCGCCCGGTATCGGATTGACTCCTTGATCTCGGGCACGCTGTCGAAGTAGCCCCACGCCTCGTCCTGCCATGACGCCTTCGCTGCGTGTCGCGACGAGCGGGCGCTGAGATCGATTCGTCTCGATGCCGCCACGAGGGCATTGACCGTTCGAGCGGTCCGTTTCGTTGCCACGTTGACAGGCTATCGCTCGGGAGGTCGGTGAGTTGAGACCGCCCCGACGATTGCCGCTGCCTGCGCAATGGCGAGTGCACGCGCGACGAGCGCCCATGGACCCGGTGCGAGTCGCCGAGCGATGACCACACCGAAGCTCACCCACACACCTGCGCACCATTGACAGGTCATCAGCGTGGCCTGCCACGGCGCTTGGTCATCGACGCGAGCCAGATCCGCCCAGCGATGCGCACCTTCCCATGTCGGGGTCATCTCCGGGCGAGTCCGATAGGCACGTCGGATGATCGCCTCACGCAGCGGGGCGGTAATGGTGTCGGTCGTGACGAGCCGTGTGATGCGTGCCGCTGCAAGAGCATCGGTTGCCATCTCCGGAGTGCTCACACTCACCCACACACCTGCGCACCATTGACGTCCTCCCATGGCTTCAGCCGTGGGATTCCCGGTTCCGGTTGTCTCTCCGGCCGAGTGGTTCTCGCCGCCACCATGTGGTGGACTTCCGCGAGCAGCACCAGCGTCGCTGGTGCCATGCCCCAAGCCCTGGGGTATGCCCGGATGCCCGGATCCGGGCGGTACTGCGGTGTCGCTGACTTGGTTCTCGCCACCGACACCACCATTATGGCTCTGGGGTGTGACAGTGTCGGGCCTTGCGGCCCGAACGTCCCTTGACTCACGGCTGAAGCCATGGGCGTGCGGGCCGGTGCGATCAAGCGCCGCCTCCGCAGCCACAGCCGCCTTTCGTCACGGTCCAGACCGTGCCGTCCTCGCCGACCACGCTCTGAGCACGGCGCCCATCGGGAGTCACGACGCTCGCATCCATGGTGGCGACCTCGGTGCCTGCCCGATTGATGATGGCAGCCCTGCCGTCTCGCACTGTCACGGTCACATCCTTGTGTGACCCATTCGGCGTGACGACATTGACCCTCGACACCGCGAGAAGGAATGCTCCTGCCATGCGTCGAATGCTACCGCATCGTTCAGCGCCCGGGGAGCCGCACGCTTGCCCGTCGGGCAGTCGACGCCTTGGGCGCAGGCGGTCGGGCAGTCGACGCCTTGGGCGCAGGCGGTCGCACGTTGCCGGTCGGTGCCGTGGCTGTCGCCGGTCCCTTGCCCAGCTTGGCCAGCGCCTGGCTCATGGCGTCGACCTGATCATCATGTGCCCCTGCGGGGAACGACGCCAGCTCGTCGAGCAGATGGGCAGTCCAGCCCCTACCTGCGAGATGCACATTGCCTGCCTCCGCCGCCGGGACAATGTGCGCCCTGGCACGCACGGACTTATCTCCTCGTGCTGCGTTTGCCACCAGGTTGGACATACCACGACGGCGCAGCGCCTCGACGGCGGCTGCCTCTGCTCTGTTCATGCCGAGTCGTCCGGCCATCTCCTGGGTCACAACGTAATCCGGGCGCGCCTTGCGCAACATGGGCATGACCTCGTCAGCGGACCCGGCTGCCTCGATGACGTGGCGGCGAATCTCTGGGTGCCTAATCGCCAGCAGTGCAATCGCATTGGCGGTCGAGGCATGGTCGTATTGCCCTCGGACCTGGTCGATCAGCCAATAGTCACTGCCCACCCGCACCCACGCCTGACCCACCACGTAGTCACCAGCCTCGCGGTCCTTGAGCTTGAGATCCCATGACGTCAGGCAGTCATCGCCGGGGGCGCTCGGCAAGTCCGACTCCTCGACCCGGAACCATGCCCGCTTGAGCTCGTCGCCCTCCTCCGGTGATGGATTCTGTTGTTCTAGAGCGCTCACCAAGTAGCTGCCCATGGCCTTATGCCGCGCTTTGACCGCGGCCATGGCGAACTTCTCCTCCTCCAACACCTCGCCTGGCGCTCGGCCCAGCGGGTCGCCGGGCACCGCAAGGGTGGGCAGTGACACGACGGTCCACGCCTCACCGGTGTCGTCCTCGGTGCCCTTGATGAGCCGCCCGCTGAGGTCATCCTCATGCCAGCGTGCATGGGCCACGATCACAAATGCGTTGTCGTCGTCGAGGCGATGCGAGAGCGTGCCGCGGTATTGATCCCACACCACCTTGCGCTTGTGCTCGCTGTGCGCCTCCATCCATGACTTCATCGGGTCATCGAGGATGAGCCCCCCGCCATGGCCTGCGCCGAAGCCGATGATGGAACTGTGGATACCTGCCGCCAGAAGCCCGCCCCCCTCGTCGGTTCTGAATCGGTCTTGGCGCTGCTGGTCTGCCTTGAGTTGTGTCCGCAATTCCAGCCGATGCGAGCGCAGCTGATCACGCACGAAGATCGACCCCTCCCGTGCAAGGGTCTGACCATATGTCGTGTAGATCGACCTCGACTCTGGCCGCTTGTCGATGAGCCAAATCAAGCCCCACCACAGAAGATGACTCTTGCCGTACCGTGATCCCAGATTCCAGATCTGGCGCTTGTCACGCCCCTCTGCGGCATCGACGAACTTGGCCGACAAGTAGGCGATGTAGCGCCAGATTCGATACTGCTCATCGAAGTGGTGAGCCATCGATGCAGGGTCCGTGCGCCATCCTGCCTGCAGCTCCTCAGCCAGCACCCGCTCGAGCAGCACCCGATCCTCGTCGAGCAGGTGCGATGCGAACGCTTCGAGCTCGACAGGCGTCATCGCCTTGATCAGCTCGGCCAGTTCCGCCCGAGCGTCGACCTGGTGGCGTGGGAGCTTACGGGCTGGCATCGCCTACCACGCTAGGTGCCGTGCAGCGTGGGCAGCGGTTTCAGCTCTTGGGCTTGGCCGCAGGGAGCGCGGCTGCATCGGCTGCGCCAGCCAGGTAGTCGCGCAAGGAGTCGGCGAGCGCACGAGCATGATCGGCCTCCTCGAGCAGCGGTGCCCCCTCTGCTCCGGTGATCTCCACCCGCCGGGCATATTGCGCCGGTCGACGTCGCTCGAGCCACCATGCCGCCGCTGTCCAATTGGGCCGGGCCGTCTCCGTGGTCACGGTGCGCTCGACCACGGTCATCACGCCATCGACGAGCGCCTGGCGCTCGGACACCTTGACGATCCGCTGCCCGCCGACCGCTGCGCCCTGGATCACCGCCAGGCGCTGCACCTCGGCCTCGCCCTCCGCCTTTTCCACCGCGTCGGAAAAGGCGATCAACTTGAGCTCGTAATCCGTAAAGGTCTTGCGTTTGCCCTGCGCCTGCAGAGCCCGCAGCCGAGCGCCGTCACCCTTCCATCGCCAGAATGTGTCACGATTGACGCCTGCCGCCTTGACCGCAGCGATGTTCGTCAGCCCGAGTTGGAGCCGCTGGACGATTTGCTCGCCAACCGTGACGGGTTGCCCATCCGCTCCGATCCGCACGACCTCGTCGATCTTGGACGGGCGTCCGACCAGCGTCGGCTTCAACACTTCGTCGCTCTCGGGGATGCGCTTACGTGGTGCCATGTCATCACCGTAGCGCGCCCGGAACCGGCATCAGTGTGCCGTCTTTGCGGGCTTCGATTTTTTGAAAGACGAGCAAAGTCGAATAATTCCGGCGAGCATGGACTTGGCGTCTGCCTGGTGGTTGAGGACGCGAGGACAAAAGATCAAAGCGGTCTACCTTCCGCAGGCCCAAGGATTGCGCATGAGCGCTGAACTCATCGGTCTGCCACCTAACCCGCCCCGAGCACACCTGGTCCATGCACTTCAGCATCACGTACCCGCCGATGACGCACACTCTCTGACACTCGGCAATACCGGCCTTGATGAGTTCATGCCGATCCTGCCACGAGGTCCGATCGGCTACGCCGTATGCCTCATCGCTGGTGACTGATCCGCCGGTGCCGTTCAGCTTGTACGGCGGGTCGAAGACGACGGCGTCAAATGTGCTGTCGTCGAACGGCATGGCCGTGAAATCCAAGGCATATCCTATTGGCGATTTTGATGGGTCGAGATCGCATGCCGTAAAGTCTTCTGGTCGCCAGAGAGACCAGAACCGGCCCAACCCGTAGGTGGGGTCCAGGACTTTCATCTTTGTCGACAAATAACCCAATGGCACGACGCCATCTCTTATTAGTTGCGCGTTGTTCTTCCACGAGCCGCAAGCATGAACCTCCGCCTTCATCGGCCACCTGTTCTGCCGGAGTCAGCACCTCGACGATTCACCCTCGGCTCCCGTTTCCACAACTGACGGCAGAAGGCCACAGCCTCTGCCTCGGTTGGGAACACCGCTGTCGAGCCATGGTAATCAGTGCCCCAACAGGCATGCATCGTGACCATGCGCCCTGGGCGCTCGGGGATGAACCACACCAAGGGGCGGGGTTCAGGCATTGGTTCAGTCACGGCGATGTCTCCTTGGGTGTGAGGGGTGCGAGTGGCCAGTCGACGACAGTCGGTGGGTTTTGTACGTCATAGCCGTTGATGATCAAACAGCTGTGAAAGAGGCGGGCTACGTTCTCGGCCACCTCATCGGCCAGGAATACGACAATGGCTCTCATCGTCCGCATACCGGCCAGGGTGCATTTCCTCTGGCAGCCTGCAGGTTGGCGGCGGCCTGATCCTGGACCTCGGGGGGTGCCTCGTTCGGCGCCACCCCTGCCCAACCATCCGGCGCCACTCCATCCCATGCCGGCTGGCTGAATTGGAAGGCGCCACGGAACTTCCCCGATCTCGACACCGCTCCGTAGTCACCGCCGGACTCACACGCTTTGATCCGTTCCAGCGAAGTCAACCCCTGCCCATTACGCCTGGGCTTGACGTAAGAGTGATTATCGGCGGGGTGCGGGGGAGCTCCCGCCGGGGTTCCGAGCTCGAAAGCCACCCAGGTAGGGGGTGGCATCCTGGGTGGCCACGGGGGTGGAGGCCACTGGCTTGTATGCGCGATCGTGACCGAGGTGTCGGGCAAGGGGGGATCAAGCACCACCACGCTCGGCATTGCCAGAGTCACACACACCATCAGCTTCGCCATGGGTCAGTCTCCTGTCTGTTTGTGATGAGCCTTCCAGCCATTGCCGTCGCCCGAGCCGTCGCCCGAGCCCTTGTCGTCGCCGTAGCCCTTGCCCTTGCCCGTGCCCCATCCTGGGCCCCATCCCGTGCCCCATCCTGAGCCCCTTCCCGACCCCGAGCCGGAGCCGTTGCCCGAGCCGTTGCCCGTGCGCTCGACGTCGGGCACACGGTCATGCACGACCATGGGTCTGCCTATCATGTCGC